ACCTACAGGCGTTCCTGCTCCTGTTGCCTTACCCTCTTCTTTCCATCTTAGGGCACGACGAGCAGCAGCCTTCATTCCAGAGGTTGGTGTATAGGTGTCAGCCATTACTTCCAGTCCTCTGGCAACATATCTGTAGCACCTAATGCTCTAGCACGACGAATAATGTGTCTTTTTGCCGCTTCATAATTTGAGGCTCTTCCAACAGACTGAATAGCATTTCTTAGATCTGTACGATTAGCAATTGGAAAAGATCCATCTGGCATTGCCTGACCACTTGCTGCCATTCTACGACGAGATTCTGTATTGTAATCTCTCTTAAATAAAGAAACCTGTGGTTTTTGAACAACATCATCTGGGCTAAAGGATGACCAGATGCTCTTTGCTGCTGAAAGAGTGCTCATTCTATGTCCAACCATTCTTCCTGTAGGCTTTCCATCACGATAAACTTCAATAACTACTGCTGGATTGTCTGGTGTTCCTGTAATAGTAAAATCTGAATCTGGAACATTATATGATCCATCTCTGATAATTCTCTTTACTTTTCCTTCGGCTCTTCCACCACTTGAACCCCAAGAAACCATTTGTCCTACTCTTGCATTTCCAGCCTTATTCATATCTGGATTGCATACTGGACAATCTTTACAGGCTACGTCCATTGCCTTACATGTTGGGCATCCACATCCAGTATATTTTTTATCTATATTTTCCATCATTTCCTCCACAAATTCTTTTTGCTTTTCTCTATTCATATCTGATACAACTAATCCATCTGGAATTGCAGCAAGTCTACACTTGCCCATTGGCTCTACTTTATAGGAAAGAATTGCACAACCATTATTTTCTGGATTAAAAAAAGAACAGTTTGAGCACTTTACGCCAATCTCGGCTTTTTCATTATCTTCTGCTGACTCATAACCAACCCAGATGCTTGATGTTCCTTGATCAAAAGGACCATACTGTTGTGCAATTGATACAAGGGAATCATGAAAAGCCTTTTCTTCTTGTGTAAGCATTGCATAAAGTTCTCCACGATATTTTTCAAATTCTGGATTTACACTCTTGTCTGCCTCAGATGCTTCTAACGCAGCAATTTGTCTTAATGCTTTCTCTCTAGTTTCATGACAGCCAGCAATAGATCCGTCAGATTCTTTTACTACAGCATATACAGAACAGTCACGATACCCTCTTCTAATGTCCCATGGCATTAGTTATCAAACAACCTATCCCAAGCCTTAGGGCCAATCTTTTTACCATTGGAGGTTAGTCCAATTGATCTATAAAATAATTTAACAGCAGCCTCTGTTTGAAATCCATAGTATCCTGTTGCACCTGCGGGAATCTTTTGTCCCTTTTTGATCAATTGCTGCTGTAGTTCTTTTACATAATTATTTTTAGATCCAAACTTTACAAAGTTGCTTCCTGGAAATGGCTTATATGTGGATGGTGTATTTGGCTTTTCATTGTTATCAGAAAAAATTGTAAGATCAAATGGAGAGCCATCTCTTTCTGCCTTATCAGTAAATGAAACATGGATATGATGCTGATGACCATATCCAGATCCTCTCCATGTCCAAAATGTATTTGGATATGTTCCAGAGGCAATTTTATCTTCATATACTACATATTTGAGTCTACCCCTATCCTTGCCTTCTCTAGCATATTTGATTAACTGATCAGCAAATTCTTTTGCAGTGCTACCCTTGCGTCCTTGTCCAGACCCCATATTTTCATCAATATCAATTGCATGAACCCATCCATCTTTATCTGGATTATGATCGCTCTTTCTAGCCTGATGCGCAGAATCCCCAACCCAACCATCACTACGCTTATCTCTATTGGGCCACTTTTTATTTACTTGATCCCTTAAGGTTACTCCTGCCGCTACTAGTCTTGCCTTAGGCATTTTATACATCTTCTCCAAAGTCTGGCTCTTCTACCTTAGTAAAATCTTCTTCAGTTACCTCTTCTGGATCTTCGACAACCTTTTTAATTTGGCTCTCATTTGAAGAACCACCATCTAATTTATTAAAAATACTCATGAAATAATTATATCATTCATCTTTGTTATTATTTTTATTCCACACAAATACTATTTCTTTTAGTACATCTAGTTCTTTTTTATATAATTTATCTCTCATATCTTTATATTCTGTATTTTCATTTAAACTTATGAGTGGTTCACCATCATCATCAAAAACTATATCAATTAATCCATAATTCCATAGAGAAAATACTGAAGAGTTAAAGTCTTTAACATGGTCTTCATATAGATCTGGAACAAGTTCTTTTGCATCTGGAGTTAAGCGATAAATATACCCACCCTCGTCATCTGTAAAGACATACTCTAAAGCACCTATGCTTACTAGATACTCAATTAATTCTTCATCCACATTACCACCCATTAATGTCAATTGTTATTTGTTCTGATGGCTTACCAAATTCTAAAAGCAGTTTATTCATTAGTGTTCTTGCACAGCACCCTGGTCTTTTATCATTTACAAATCCTATAACGTGACCATCTATTATTAATGTTCCGTTATATCTATTTCCTGGTGCTGGCTCAATAATTATTTGCATATCAATATTGTATCAGTTATATCATAAAAATTTGGTACGCAGCCAGAGGATTGAACTCTGCTCTAAGTAGGATATAAGCCTACTTCTGACCACCAGCCAGCCGCTGCGCTTAATATTTAATTAACCACAAGCAAGGTTATTCCCCATATAACAAAAATTATTGAAAACATTGTTGCAATAAATATTGCTACAGGAAACTCCTTCTTATCAGCAAATGCCAGTGAAACTATATTAGACAATGTATTCAAAGAAAAAAGAATAAGCGTCGTAACAATGTAAAGTGTAACGCCTAAAGTCATCATAAACCTTTCTGTTGATAAAATTATACCCGCTAGAATGTTGGTTGTCAACTATATCATGTTGAGTCCAGATAGATAATCTTCTATCTCTTTTGGTGCTGGTGGTGCTTCAATAAGATTCTTAATTTTTTCCTGCTCTTCATTTCTTTTTTTATATGAAGAACTCCAGGTATGAACTTCTATTGTCTGGCTTCTTTCTCTTTTTGTTAAAGATATTGCATCATAAACAGATCCACACATAGCGTCTGCCAAGTCTTTTGATTTCTTTCGTGGATGATCTACCTTTTTATCAGAAACAATCTTAAGTTCACTCATTTCTTCAAGCAATAAATCAATATGTGGCATTGCTATACGCTCTTCATAGATAAGCATTGCTAAATCTTCATAATGTTTCTTTGCAACAGATAGGGTATCTGTTTTGATCCCTACTGCCTTTAACTCTTGTTGAATATCAAATGATTGCCAACGGTCAAACGTTACTAGTCCAAGATTAAAGCCAATTCGTCTTAAATGAATTATCCAGTTTTTAACTTCACTTAGATCTACTGGCCCTTCTTTGCGAGGCTCCCACCAGGCGACTGCATCAACAACAACCATAGGAACTACCTGCTCATAATCATTAAAAGATTTTACCTGTACCCATTTTTCTACATGACTAATTGCTACAGCACACTTATCATGTTTTTGTGCTAAGTCAGCATGAACAAAATAAACTTTATCTGGATCAGGTTCAAATGCTCCATCAAATCTTCTAAAATTATCCAATGGGTTTCTCAGCGTCATTGCTCTTTCAAGTTTATCCCTTTGCTTAAAGAATGCATCTGAGGAAAATGATGGCTTACAAGCAAATCTCATCATTGCATCTCCATAGTCTGTGGCAAATGCCACTTTAAAGTCCTCTATATTTCTAGTAGGATTTACTTCCCATGTTGGTCTTTTTACTGCATAAATGCCAGGAAACTTATAAGCAAGAATATGATCTTCTTCCCACTCCACATCTATAGAGTTTCCTTCCATATCATCTGGAAGATCTGGATTTAAAATAAATTTATGGTTTCTAACAACAACCTCTTTGTCAACAATTGCATCTTCGTATTTCTTAGATATAAAGTCTCCTGGATAGCGAGGGAATGACAGCAAAACTACTTTGCCATAGTCTGGAAATCTTGAGTCTACAGATGCGCGGAATGCTTTATAGATGGCATCACCAGTTTTTGCATTTTCATTTCCACTTGCTGAGTCTTGAGAAAAGCCAGAAATTTCGTCAAGGATAGCGAGAATAAGGTTTAAACCCTCATGGCTTTCTCTTTCTGAGTGTCCAGAATATACAGTAATTGCGTTGTCGAACTCAACACTATTAACCTTGGCATTATACTTTCCTGCAAACCATGGTGATCTGTTTATTTTATTAATAAAGTTTTTAAAGAACACATTTCTTGCCTGCTCTGCGTTAATAGCAATGTTAATAATGTCTATTGAGTCTCCTGGCGGCTTACCAAAATATTTTGCTGGATCTTTTAGACATAGTAGTTTATATACTAGGTATGCACATCCAATGGTAGATGTATGATCTTTCCCACTGCCCTTGCCTAATTGCATGATTACTTCAGACTTGGTATATTTTTTATAATGTCTTTTACCCTCAGTTTCCCCCATGATTCTCATTAGATCTTCTTCTTTATAAATTTGACTCATAGCCTCAACAAGATCTCTTTGAATCTGAGACAATGGTGGTTGATCTAAGTAATCTTTATCATGTAAAAATGTTTCAAGATCTACTGGAGTTTCTTCAAATGGATCATCATCTAATACATTAAGAAAGTCATCAAAGTCAAAACTCACAGCGTTACTGCCTCCCCTGGGCCACCATAATCAGCAAGTCGTCTTGCTACCTCAAATTTGCAATGATTGCAATCTCCCACCACATCTTTTAGAATGCCTAAAAGAATCTCTTGCTTTCTTTCTTGCTCAATAAGTTGATCTGCCAACTCCTTATTTTCTAGCAGCCCAGCCTTTTGAAGCATATCTATTCTTTTATTTTCAATATCAAGAATTAGTTTAATGGCATTTGTTTTTGCACCAAGATTCTGTGTTTGATCTGCTTCTTCAATAACTTCATAAGCCTTATTAATAAGTTTATTATAGTGTTGATCTGCTCCAGCAAGGGCTTCTTTTGCTCTAGCGCGAATAGCCTCATTGTTAGATATCATCCCTCGCCACTCGTTAAGAAGTTTAACAACTCTATTACGAGGTATGTCAAGTGCTTTAGAGATCGCTGATTCGTCGTTGCCCTTTATATATTCGGAAGCAACTTTATTTACTTCTTCTAAATGTAGTACAATGTCCTTGTCCATAACTTCTCCTTTGGACAACAATTATAGCAGTAGCAGGGTAGGATGTTGCCACCTTATTTTTTATTAGGTTGCCTACCCTGCTACTACTTATTTAATAACAGTTGTGTCCACGATAAAACCAGTGCTTCTTACCCTTACCATTCTGCCATGCAGTATAAAAGGCACGATCTTGATAATATCTAGACCACTTATGAATTGGCTTGTTAAACAAAGTTCTAATCTCTGCTGACAAACCATCTCCAACTTTCTTTGATTCTTTTAGCATCATCCAGACAAGACCATCTCTCCATTGGGAGTCTAAGAACTGATAGGCTCCTCTAGCAGAAGATGACTTATTAGCAGCACGATAAGAGAAGTGTGATTCACGCTTCATGATGCATTTACGAGAATCCTCCCATTTTCCATCGTACCACTTACCACGATAAAGTGAGGGTTCAAAACCCTTCATATCATCTGCAAGACCAGACCTAGCAGCCCGATGTTCTTGACTAATGTATGCGACCGTGGCAGCCGCTGTAGGTGCAGACTTAGCATACACCGTGTCAGAGGCAAAGGCAGGTAGACTAATTGTTGTTGCCATAATCATTCCTACAATTCCTCCTAGCAGTTTCGTTTTCGTCATGTTTCCTCCAGTGCGGCGGCAACATTATTCTAGGGTATCACAAAATATTCTACTTTGCAATATTTATATTTTAAAACTGTCTATTATGTTTCCTGTGAAAAGTTCTTGATCTGTGACAATTAGCACAAACAACTTCACATTTATCTATTTCTTTAAAAATATCCTCTATTGAGTGGTAGTCCAACATACCAGATATGCTTGAAACCTTTGTTCCACGAACATGATCAAAGTCAAGAATATAGTATGGAAATTTTCCACCACAATCTGTACAGCCCTGCTTTTCTTTTATATCTGCCAACATTTTTTGTATTTCTTTTTTACGCTTGGCAGATCTTTTTTCTGGCTTTTCCTTTTTGTTCCTATTTAGATCAAAAAGTGGCTGCTGAACATATTTATTTTTCTTTGCAAGGTTATCCCCTGACACAAAATATATTATACCTGATTCTTCTTTTTTCTCTTACGACGAGATTTTGGCATTGGCTTAACACGATCTGGCCTGAATGAGCGATGACCACACAACTGACCCTTTTCTAATTCAAAGCAGTCAATCCACTCTGCACCACTATCTGTACGCCTAACATATTCCTTAAACTTAAACTTTATACCCCAGATACCCTTTATTTTGATAACTTCTCCAGGCTCAATGACTCTTCCTTCTGGTGTTGTATATGTTGGTTCACGATGATACAGGTGAGCAAGTGGACTAACTACGTTCTTCCTGCGAGCCATAATGACCCTCCAGTCTCTTTATTTCGTCACCAATATAAAATATAGCCTTCTTAAGATCCTCAATGTGCTTATCTTCATTTTTAAGACCAGCACGCCAGAGGTACTTTATTGCATTACCTATATTATAGTTCCTGTGACGAACAATGTCAATACATTCCACCCCGCTAGGATCACTAGTATAGTGAGCAGGATGGTTAACCATATCATTACTCATTTTTTTAGTCCAAACTTTTTTAGTTGACGATAAATTAATTGTACACTTACACCACACTCTTTGGCAATATCATCTGGAGACTTTTTATCCATGACATATCTTTTTTTCATATATGCCTCTGATAAATGCAACCCTTTACTTTTCATCTTTGACCACCTTTATCCAGTTTTTTAATGCATACATTCCTATACCACATGCGTCTGCAATATCATTATCTGATATATCAATTCCAAATTCATTGTTTACAGTTGCTATTGTTTTATTTTTTCTTTTTTCTCTTTCTTGATTTTTATACCAAGAGTTTGATTTACCTGGATTCTTTTTTCTTATAGCATCTTTTTCATCTGTTGTCAATAGTCTAGTTCCAATAAATGATTGCCATGCTATTGGTGTTACTCCGTATATTTTTTGTACACCGCCTAATTTAGACGCACCAATAAGAGATCCCTGGCTTAGGGCAAGATTTGCGGCAACGAGTGGGCTGTTAGCAAAAATTGTTTTTTCAATTAAAATTATGTCTGTATTATATGTAGAAAAAAATGCTTTTACTTTTTGAGCAGTATCTCCAAGTTTTTCATAGATTGACTCTCCAGAGAAGGTTATTTTTCCATAACTTTCTAGTTTATGATCTACAAACAATGCAAATGCCATACTATTTGTGCTTGCATCTATTGCACAAAAATTATTAGGAGCAGAAATCTTTGCTATTTCAGAAAGTCTATTCATCGTCAGACATATCCTTTAATTCTTTCAATGTTTTATCTACCCTTTTCTTATTAACCATACAGAAGTTACAAAAACCATTTTCATTATATATGCTAATCAGTGTGCCACATCCACCACTACACCTACGCTCCTTTTTTGATCTACTCTTTCTTCTATTAATCTGATATCTTTCTGCTATTTTTTGTTTGGTAGCAGATTCACGACAATCTGAAGAACAGTAGATTTGATATGACACAGATGCTTTAAAATCATTAGCACACCATGCACAGGTTTTCATTCAAGATACTCCAGTGGTTCAATCTTTACCTTGCCCTTATCAGCATTTGCACATGTTTGCTGTATTGGACAGGTCTTACATACCTTAGAATTAGACCTATATGGCTTTTGTGGTATCTCTCCAGATTCCCACTGTGCTCTAACCTTCTTCATCCAATCAAAGGCATAGTCTGCCCAGGCAATGTATTCTGGTTCTGGCTCAACAGTAATTGCATGAAGTTCATGAGTATTCTTGTTTTCATATAATAGAACACCAAGTTTCTTTCCAAGAACCTTCATGTAAATAATCAACTGCATAAGGTGATATGACGGTGGCTTCGCGTGCTTACGATAAGCAAATGACTCTTCTTTCATTGTCTTAATTTCAACAACTGGCTGCTCTTCACCCCATTGAATTACTGCATCAGCAAATCCAAAAATTGGTGGGTCTGAGGTAATAATCTTCTTTTCCTCTTCAACCATAATACCTGCATCTGTTATGGCCTTCTGAATACGAGCATGACCATCTGTACCACTACCCATGTTTGCAACAGCATATGCGTCTGCATCATCTACAAACTCTGCACCAGTAAAAGCGAGGAACCAATAGCGTGGACACGCACCATTACCATAGACCAGTGTTGATGGACTAAACGACTTCTTCTGTGTAAATTTTGGATCTCTGCCAGCAAGATATCCAGATTCGATCTTCTGAATCAAAGCCTTTGTATCTATTGGCCCTTCTGGTTGTTTATTCATTACCTGTTTCAAAAAATTCTTAGCCATAATAACTCCCTAATTTAGCACTATACTTCAGACTATCAACTAGTCTTTGTACCGCCTCATTAGCGGAATAGTATAGATTTTTCTTTGCTCTATCATCTTTCTTTACATTTGTATAATATGATGCAAGCATCTTAAACTTGGCTGCATATGCCTCTAACTGCACAATAAGATTTACAGCCTTTTGTGCTGGAATATCTGGGTTCATCATCAATTTAACAATAACTCCAAGAGCGTCTGTTAGTTGATCATCATCCATTATTTCTGAAATATCAGCAAACTCTGCTACTTCATTGACGAGATCAATCGTCGTTGTCATTTTCCATTAGCCTTTCTAGTTCAGATAATTCTATCACGGCAAGCCTTGTTTTTTTATTGCCCTCGCCTAAAACAATAATTAGTGCTGGAGATTTATTCTTGTCTGTTTTAAGTGTGTCTGTAACAATCTTAGACCAAACATTCTGGTTTAAAGTAAATGATAGTGAAGCAAATTTCCAGTCGACGATAAAATTTTTCCAAGATCCGTCCCCTTTTTGTATTTTTCCTCTTCCGCTATTTTTATGCGCTCTTGCCCCCATACGTTTTGCTTCTGATTTTTCTTTCTTGTTATAGTCTACCAATTATCTACTCTTTCATTCCATAATTTTACTAGTCTTTTCCATTCTTCAAAAGAAGTAGATGACTTTGCCTGATTGCAGGTCCAACAACAAGACACACAGTTTTCATTAGTGTATCCAAGAGAATTTTCTTTTCTATCTATTCCATTATAGATAAGTGTATTATCTGTTCGTCGTCCTATTTTTATTATTTGTTTTGGTGATTCTCCACAGTAATAACAATCTTTATGCAATAGCGTAGCAAATATATCTGGAGAGACAGAAAATATTTGACCTGCATTACTGGCTTTATTTTTATATCTCATCCACATAGTTTTTTCTAAAGTATTCTTATTTACACCAATTCTATGAGAAGAACATTTTTTACAAGTATTGTAAAATGATTTTATTGATGTTTGTGTTTGATAACCACAAGACAAACATTTCATAGTATATTTTTTGTGTCTTTTCTCATTTTTATTCCAGGCAACTACCTCTTTGTATTTGGATTTATCTCCTACCTTTAAAAGAGTTTGAGTCATAATAATCACCTTTGTTATTTAGTATTAATATTATATCACAAAGGTGATAGTTACTGCTCACTCATTTAAAACTCTTTTTCTTCCAAACAAAATTTCTATAATGATTTTTTATTGTTTTGTTAAATGTTTTATCTGCTTCAATAAGATGTTGCTCATTAGTCATATATGAATATTTGGCTTTCCAAGAATCTCTTTTAAATGGAACTATAGTTACCAATGGTATTCCTCTTTCTATTATTCCATAAAAATCTTTTTTAATCCACATTGGAAAGGTAAAATCAAGAACATCTCCATCTGTATCTACCACGGCTGGGATTGCTCTAAACAAAGAATCGTTATGCCCTGATGGTGGCATTACCATAATAGAATACCCTTTTGGAGTTTTAATTTTTAAATGTGATATAAATTTATAAACTGAACTATCGTATCCTGGCGGTGCAGGAAAATATGTTTCAGCACCTTGATGAATATCAAAAACTGGAAGCGATGTTCTCCAACTTATTTCTCTTTTTCCATTGTCTAATTTAACAACATTAATGTCTGTCCATAATTTTAAAGTATATCCAGTAGTCATACCATCTAAAAGAGGTATACACTTTTTTGCCGTACTATTGCTTGCATGGTTTTTTGTTATAAGTTTTTTACCATGATATTGTTCTAAATCTTTAAACCATTGTGGAAGAAAAAATGATGCAGGCTCTGGTCTATCTACAACATGATATGCTTGCTCACCTATATAAATAAACTCTATATCTTTACTCATCAATATCCCCTAACATATAGGTTTACCTTGGATAAGTGCTTACTAGTACACATCCATGTAAGATCAAAAGATTCTTTATAAAATCTTGATGTATCTACCTCTGCTTTGCACTTTTGACATACAAACTTTCCAGGGTATATGGAGTATCTAGGCATTGATTACCTTGTTAATTAGTGCGTCCTGCATGTTAAGATCCTCTTTTACTCCAAGCACAAGTTTCTCTCTACCTTGAAATCTTTCTCCTTCGCAGGTATACCATGCTCCACCACGTTCAATAATTCCAAGCATCTCTGCTGTATCAACGAGATCTGCAACTGAGTCAACGCCAATGTCGGCTCCACGGAAATAAAAGTCATACTCTCCTGATTGAAATGCTGGACTTGTCTTTGAAAACTGAATTTCCCAACGAACCTTTCTTCCAACCTTTTCTTCAATTATCTTATCACCAACGTGGATCTTACCCTTGATGGCCTGATTATCAGACTCAGAAGAGAATAACTTAATGACAGTAGACGAATAGAACTTAACTGCCATGCCCCCTGTAGGCTGCTGTGTTGCATACATTGCTCCAATATTATTTCTAGCCTGACTAATAAGAATAAGCAGCGTAGGCTTATCTTGGTTATTTGCATAATTAAGCATCTTGACAGCATTAGTCATATCTCTAGCCTCTGCACCAATTTGCTTGGTGTTTTCTAGTTGCTTAAGTTCATCAGAATCCTTCTCAAAGTAGATGGCAGGAAGAAGTGCTGAAATACTATCAACTACAATAATATCTACTCCAGCCTTCATAAGATCTGTACCAACATCTACCATGTCGTTTACTGTTCTGGCGGTAGAAATTATGAGATTGTCTATGTCTACGCCTAGCAATCGTGCCCATTCTTGATCGAACGTCATTTCTGCATCTATCCATGCACACA